TCTCGCAGTACGCCACATGGAAATACCTGTGGGTGACTGGATTACTGAGACACTTGGAAAGGAGGTTCCCTCATCTGCGAGGGATCTCCTCGAATCAAATGTAAAGGATGAGATCAATCATGATCTTGCTCTTGGTTATATAACTAACGCTCATGGCGTTGACAAAAAGGCTGAAGCTGAAGCGTTTCGATTAAGAGATGCTTGGATGGCTCATCCTGACCATGAAATACTTAAAGCCTTGGTAGCTGAACGTGCAATCTTCTTTGTTCTACTCCCTTTCTTTAGGTTTACTGGGGATGCTGGTTTACGCACAGTATCGGCAGATATCTCAAGGGACGAGCAAATCCATGTCGGATGTAATTCTCTTGTTTGCCATGATATGGGGCTACGCCCTTCTGCTTCTTTGGATAAACTTAGGAAGGCCACTGTCAATTGGATCTTTGAACCTCTAGGTAGAAATACTCAGGACAAATATTTAGACAGAAAATTTTGGACCGATACTAGTGATCGGCTAATGTACGAAGGCAAAGCACCCGAACTTTCTGACACCAAGAGAGCAAGAATGCCATCATTTTTTGAACATGCAAATACAAACCTCCCAAAGTACGCTTGATTGGGGAAGACTAGAGCGTATTGTAGAGGACTTAGAAGAACGTTTTCCTGATAAATTTCCTGATCATAACTTAGATCCTAAACAGATTGCTTATCGAGCAGGTCAGATATCAATAATAAAGTTATTAAAACAACAACTAAAAGATTAACAATGTGTATAGGAAATTTATTTAAAACACCAAAGGCTCCTGATCTACCACAGATCGCTCCTAACGAGCCACCTCCTATCGCACCTCCACTAGAGGAAGTCAAATCAGATCTTCCATCTACACCTACACCAGGACCAGCTACAACTAATAAAACTAAAACAAAAGTAGTAGCTAAGAAAGGAAATAAAAAAGCTAAAGCTAAAGGCACTACTCAATTATCTACTAAGAATGCTGCTGGTACTGGCACAGCTGGTCCAGGAACAATGCAAGGTATTAACACTGGAGCTAACAAGACATACTAATGAAAAGCGCAAGGCAACGTTACCATGAACTAACAAGTAATCGTAATGCCTTCCTTGATATTGCAATCGAATGTGCTCAATTAACTATACCATCTCTTCTTACACAAGAAGATGTCACTGCAAACTATACTAAATTAAAAACACCTTGGCAGTCAATCGGAGCCAAAGGAGTTACCACATTAAGTTCAAAACTTATGTTAGGTTTACTCCCTCCCTCGACTAGCTTCTTCAAACTTCAATTAGATGATTCTAAACTTGGAGTTGAGATACCAGCTGAAGCCAAGAGTGAATTAGATCTTAGTTTTGCTAAGGTTGAACGAATGATTATGGACAGCATTGCTGCCTCTACTGATCGTGTTCAAATCTTTTCTGCTATCAAGCACTTGGTAGTGACAGGTAATGCGTTAGTTTATATGGGACCAGAAGGTTTAAAGATGTATCCTTTGAACCGTTATGTAGTAGAGAGGGATGGTAATGGATCAGTTACGGAAATTGTAACTCGTGAAAAAATTAATAGGGAACTATTAGGAGAACAGTTTGCGGCTAAGACAGCTAAGAAACCTAACAGCCCAGTAGATGACAGTGGAGCACACGGCACTAAAGATGTTGATGTCTACACTTGTGTTAAACGTAAAGGCACAGGCTGGACTTGGTATCAAGAAGCTGATGACATACGATTACCTGACAGCTACGGTAAAGCTCCAAAGGATAAGAGTCCTTGGCTCCCCCTCAGGTTTGTAACTGTTGATGGAGAAGACTACGGACGTTCAAGAGTAGAAGAGTTCCTTGGTGACCTCAAGTCTCTTGAAGCATTGATGCAAGCCCTTGTGGAAGGTAGCGCAGCAGCAGCTAAAGTTATTTTCACAGTATCCCCCAGCAGTGTGACTAAGCCTCAAAGCCTAGCACAAGCAGGGAATGGAGCTATCATTCAGGGAAGGCCAGATGATATAGGAGTAGTTCAAGTAGGCAAAACTGCTGACTTTCGTACAGCATTTGAACTTGTTAATACATTAGAGAAGAGATTAGCAGAAGCTTTCCTTGTCATGAATGTACGTCAAAGCGAACGCACTACAGCGGAAGAAGTTCGTATGACACAGATGGAGTTAGAACAACAGCTGGGTGGTTTATTCTCACTCTTAACTACTGAGTTTCTAATACCATACCTAAGTAGAAAGATGCATACACTCACCAAATCTAAACAGATACCAGCATTACCTAAAGGTTTAGTTAAACCTATTATAGTAGCTGGTGTTAATGCATTAGGTCGTGGTCAAGACCGTGAAGCTTTAGTTCAATTTGTAACTACAGTCTCACAAACTATGGGACCAGAGGCATTGATGAAGTTCTTGAATCCTGACGAAGCTATCAAACGCCTCGCAGCTGCACAAGGGATTGATGTACTTAACCTAGTGAAGAGTATGCAAGATGTACAAGCAGAGGAACAACAAGCAATGCAGGCACAGCAGATGCAGTCATTAACTGATCAAGCTGGTCAACTTGCTAGTGCTCCTATGCTAGACCCCGCTAAGAACCCACAAGCAGCAGAAAATATTGGTGAAGCTGCTGCTCAATTACAAACTCAATTACAATAGCACCTATGCCAACGATAACTTATGATCCATCTAATGACCCAGTAGCAATAGCTGACGCTGAAGCCAGAGATTCTGAGACTTTAGCTGTCGGTCAGGAGATGCAGAAAGAACAAGAACAATTATTAGCTGGTAAGTATAAGAATGCTGAAGACTTAGAGAGTGCATATATAGAGCTTCAGAAAAAGATGGGTGAAGGTAAACCTACTGAAGAAGTAGCAACACCTGAGCCTGAAACAACAGATCAACCACAGTTCTATGCAGAAGATGGTAGTGTAAATTACGATTCTGCTAAAGAATTATATGGTGATAACCTTGGAGATATATTCCAGAAAGCTGAGATAGATCCATTCAAGATGAATGAACACTTTGCTGAAAACAATGGTACTCTCACTGATGAGATGTACAATCAATTAGGTGAAGCTGGTTTAAATAAAACTGTTGTTGATGCATACCTTAAAGGTGTACGTCAAGAAGTAGGTATAGAAGAAGCAGCTGCTCAACCTGCACTATCTGAATCAGAAGTGTCTGACCTTAAAGGTTTAGCTGGTGGTGAATCAGGTTATAATGACCTTATGAAATGGGCTAGTGATAATCTAGCTAAAGATGACATAGAATCTTTTGATGATGTGTTAGCTACTGGGAATAAGTCAGCTGTTAAATTTGCAATCAAAGCACTCGTAGGACAAATGGAAGAAACAGAAGGTAGGGATTCTAAGATAGTTACTGGTAAGAAACCTGTAGCTGGTGATGCTTATAGAAGCATGGCTGAAGTAGTTAGGGATATGAATAAACCTGAGTATGAATTAGATCCAGCTTATCGTGCCGATGTCCAAAGAAAGATTGAACGTTCTAACTTGAATGTCTAAATTATATGCATTAGAAATATATTTAGGTAGAATGTGTATGGTCATAGATATTTCTTTATACATTTATTTAATTTTTGTGGCGACCTGACCGATCATCCTCGCCACTCCCGAACTCTTATTTTATTTTAATGACTGTTACTACAGAATACGGAAAGCAAAACATTCTTGCTAAAGAAACAAAAGCAAGAACACCTGAAGAAGAATCTTATTTTACAACAGCTGAGCGCACTAATGGGCAATTAGCTATGATAGGATTTACAGCTTTACTAGGTGCTTACATATTCACAGGCCAAATTATTCCTGGTGTATTTTAATGTCAACACTTACTCTTGATCAATCCTCTAATTGGGATAGGTTTTGTGAGTGGGTAACAAGCACAGACAACCGCCTCTACGTGGGGTGGTTCGGTGTGCTGATGATACCTTGCTTACTAGCCGCAACAACATGTTTTATTATTGCGTTTATCGCAGCCCCTCCAGTTGACATTGACGGTATCCGTGAACCTGTCGCTGGTTCTTTACTCTATGGAAACAACATCATATCGGGAGCGATTGTCCCGTCA